GTCAGTGGATGCACCTTTTCCGTTGTTCTTCGCATATTGCGATTGGGCGGCGTGTGCATCCGCTTTTTTTATTGAAATTCGTGTAGGTATAAAATCTATAATATTAGCATTTGTGCCATTATAAAGTCTCTGCATCTCTTTAAACCTTGTATTATACTCGCCTTTTGTAGTGGCAAACTGCTTTACCATTTCTTTAAGCTCTGTATGTTCTTGCGTACCCTCAAACAGATGTGTTGTTTCGTGACCTAGAATCCTATTGATGGCATTGTCAGAATCAATGTTAATCAATACTTCGCCATTCTTATTAACTAACCCATTAATAGTCTTGCCCTCAATGCTATATCCCATTTCTGCGAGTTCATCGTTATTAGTAATATGATATTGTGCCTGTCTATCATCAGCGAGTTTAGAAAGCATTTCAAATGTTTGATGCGATTTGGTAGAATTGTTTGCCTTTTTGATAAATTCATCAGCAATCTTTTTCTTATAATCGCTATCTTCGTCTTGAACTTCATAAACAAACTTTTGACTTTTTAGTTTGGCTTCACGATAACTATTTTGCAATAAATTATCATTTTTGAGCATTGACATTAATTCATTATCTTTAGACGTTTTCAATTCGCTTATTTGAGCCTGTATTTGCCCTTTTTCTTCCTCGTTAGTAGTTTGTTCTAATTGAGTTTCAAGTGCTTTAATTCGGCTCGTGGTCGCACCTGCAAGCGTGTTCTCAATGCTTTCAATATCGAAGTTTCCATTCAGAAGGTCAGTTTTAACTTCTTCTGTTATTTTATTAATTTCATTTTTATTCAAAATAGACTTTGTATAGTCTATTTCGCCATTGTCTAACTGCTGAATAACCTTGTCTTTTATATTCTGCTTTTCAGCATTATTAAGAGTTCCGAAAGTTGACTCTTTTTCGCTGATAAGTTGGTTTGCTTTCTCATTTACGGCTTTTTCTTTTTGTGCTTTATTTGTTCTCTCTTTTACTGCGTTATCAACTACACTTTTTTCGTTCTGCGTGAGGCTTATTCCTCCCGCCTTGCCTCTTGTGATAGCGTTCAAAGCAACGGTGCTTAATGCGGTTACAAGAGCCGTCTCACTTAAATCATCAATGCCATAGCTTGCGTTAGGGTCAACGGTGCCTTTATCAACAGCAGTTCCCGCAATATCCGATATAGTTTCTTCTAGAACCTCACCGCCGATATTGTAGCCTTCTTTAAGAAGTTTTTGTGTTAATTCTTTTTTAGCGAGTTTTAATATCCCCTTTTCTGCTAAGTCGTCAAGAGTTCCTTTACCTAATACTTTAAAACCACCTGTGAGCATTTCGGTTAAATATTCCGTTTCGCCTTTAATATTTCCTATCTTTATGGCTGTTTCAAGGTCTGCACCTTTATTCAACGCTTCTGTTGTCGCACTGCCTTTTGCTCCAAACGCCATTGTAGCAAGTCCAACATTTGGGCTTTTTGTAGCGAGAGTTGCTCCAATAGTAGGTATCATCCTACCAACAACGCCAGCCACTGTGCCAGCAGTTTGTAAAGGCTTACCATACACTTCTTTTTCCTTGTCGAGACTTTCTCTTGCATTGTAGTATGGTGCCGATATCGTTTTGCCTATTTTTTCAACCTTTGTATCTGTGTTATCAGGAAGAACGCTTCCCGCTGCTTGAATAGCCTTACCAATAGGAGTTTCAGGAGAGCCAGCGTTCAACGCAAATTCAACCGTTTTATTCAAGATGTTGCCGTCTTTTTTAAATGCGTTATAAGCACTGTTGACTGAGTTCGCTGTAAGTTTTGAAGCAATTGAAACTGGGTCTGACCACTCTAAAATAGATTCAAAAAGGTCTATGCCTGTTTTTAATATCGATTTATTTTCGCCTTTTTTAAGGTTGCTTTGAAGCTCCGTTGCCGTAGCTTCTCCAATTCCAGAAAGCCCACCTAATGCTTCTGTGCCAAACTCTTTAATAAGATACCCCGTACCATTTAATATCTTATTACTTACATGGGTTTTTGCACTTTCAGTTCCTTTTTTTACGGTGTTTGGGCTATCCGCAACAAGAAGCTTTTTCTTTTTCTTTTTAATTGTTCCATCTTTGTCCACATAAAAATCAGCCATCGTATAGCCTCCTTATCTTGAGCCTCCACCTGATTTTTTCATCGAATTGAAAGTTTTGGCGGGAATTTCAATATATTTGTTCTTTTCGCCTGCCCAATAATAATAACGTGTCGCTCCATTTATTTTTGCAGTCCATATGTTTTGGTCTTTAGTATTGTAGTCAAGGGTAACCCCTGTTTTTGAAAGCTTTACGCCTCCGATATTATTAGGCTGATATTTAACCCCGCTCTTATCTGTTACTGAGAATGTTCCATATTTTACATCTGGATTGATTGCACCGCTATACCAACTTGTTTTTATCTGAGCACTTTGAGTTGACCCCTGCTTATTAATTGTAGCGTTAGCATTAGCTTGTTCTGTTGCTCTCGTTGCCGAATTTGTAGCGGCTATATTTGCCTGTTCTAACGCATAGTTTTGATTATATTGTCTAACACTTTCCGCAAGCTGATTTTCAGTGTTAATTTGAGATTGTACATCTTGCCATCTTGAATAATATGTATTGTTAACTTGTTGCTGTTGCTGTAATTGCGTTTGTAACAGAGTATTCTTATATTGAAAGCCCTGTAAAGATAACTGTAATTGTGTTTGAAGTGCGTTATATGCTATCTCTGCCAATTTAGCGTTGTTAGCGAGCTGTGCCTCTTTGATAGAATTGTCATAATTAAGCACTGCTCTGCTGAATACATCTCTTGCGGTTGCCACTCTGTTTTGATACTGATTATACATGCTAACTTTTGAAGACTCGCTATATCCAGAGGTGTTTAATCCTTGCGATGCCATTTGCTCAGCATTTGCACTGTATTGGTTAGTTTGCTTTTGAAAGTCAACATAAGAACCTGATTGCTCTTTGGTGTAATCTTTTTCTGCTTGTTCTTTTTGTTGACCAATTTTTTCAGTGATAAAGTTAGTGTTGTCTTGCTGTATTTTTTGCTGTGTAGAAGTATAATCTTTAGCAGCGTTTATTTGGTCCTGGTAGTATTGGTCGCTTTGATTAATCATTGAATTATATGTATTGTTTACATTGTTAAGCTCATTTGCTTTTCCCGCTTCTACAGCTGCGAACCTTGGGTCATTATAATCTATTGCCATTTATTGCCCTCCTATCTTTTTAAATATCCACCTACATATGCTTCTAAAGTGCACGAATACAACTCAAACGGGGTTAGAGAAGTAAACCCTAATTGTATTGCTTTCCACTTTTTCTTCTTTATCCTGTTTACTACATACCCTGTAGAGTCTGAATGTTCAGCGACGAGCTCAGGAATATTATCCTTGTCGGCTTTAACTGATATGACAACAGAGCCTATGACGTCTGTTACACATCCTCGTTTGCTTGTCGTCTTTTGATATTGAGGGTAGTTATATTCATCAAACGGAGTATACCAATACGAGAGAACACTTCTTGTTGAAGATGTGTCGGTTAGCGAATATATTCCACTTGCTGTGCCTAAATAAAAAATCCCATTGTCTACCTTTGTACAGGTAATGGAGTCCGACAAATCCCAATAAAACCACTCATACTCAATGTGATTTTCGTTTGTGAATGTTGCTCTGCTATCAGCTAAATATACTTTTGCACCAATGATAACAAGTAAATAACCTTGCCATTCTTCAAGTATCATGTTTTCATAACTCGTTTCTGATAGCAACTTCCTGTCTACCATAGAACTTCTATGAGCAATTATTTGCTCTGTTGTAACATCACCGTTAATAGCTTCCATTCCTCTATCAGAAAAGAACGCTATATCATCATTGAAATTTACAGCACCACCGATGCATCCCGTTGATATGCTCGAGTGTGTGCTTGGATAAATCTTTCCGTAATCACTATCTATTACAGGATTATGGTAAAAAACCGTTGTATTGGCTTGTGATGGCTTTTTGAACACCCAAAGGGCGTTATTACCTGCCACAAGTCCAGTTATCGGTGACAAGTCCATCCCTTCATTGTAATAATCCAAATCGCTACAATATGTAGGGTCGTTCAAAGAACAATGCCAAAGTACATTAGGGTAATCCTGATTGCCACTAAAAAACACCCTATTATCAAATACTTGTAACAAGGTGCATTTTTTAATTCTATCAGCATATCCTGAAATAGTTTTTTTAAATTTAATCGTTACAGTATCTTGACCTGACGTTAAAGGTGCAGGAGGTGCAACTGTGAAAGTTATTTTTCCAGACTCTTTTGTGTACAAATAATCTGTTTCATATGTTAGTGTTTCTCCGTCAACAGTAACAATTGGAGCTACTTCGTCAATACCTGTCGCATCCAAATAGTATTCTTTGTTTAGTCCGTCTGCCAAAAACGAGTTTATTCTCCAAGCAGAGAGCATATTTATATCTTCGTACTTTGTTCCACCGCCTGCTGGTCTTCTGCCTATTGTTGTTGTTGGAATATACCCCTCGACTTGCCCTATTGTTGAACCGTCAAACTTGAGGTAGTTTATGCCGTCTTTAATATAAAGCATATTATTGAATATGAAAGACTTACTAATAGCGGGTTTCATGCCTGTGAATAACTCTGTTCTTGTTCCTGCTACAACTTTATACAGTTTTGTACCGCTATGTACTATCATCATTTCTGTACTGCCTACATTATAGAAAAAGATGCCATAAACGGAATTGTCATAACTTTCAACTAATTCTATATCAGGTCTTGTTTCTATGCATTTCCCTAACTTTGCGTAATCTTTCCACATATTAAGGCTGTCTGGACTTCTTGCAATTCCAACTTTATTGTCTGTGAAGTCCACACCTCTGAAGTTAGTATAATTTCTAGTTATCAGACTTCCGCTAATCATTACACACCATCCTCAATTTCTATAGAGCCAGTATTATAGCGTATATCAATTTGTTGCTTCATCTGCTCGTATCTTTGTGAGTATACATTTCCATATGCGTTTGATACATCGCTTTTTAGAATGTCAGCAGCAACACCATATGGCATACACTCTAATACATCAGAAGACAATTCAAAGGTATATGTGTCAGCTGTTTCATTGCTTATCCTTGCAGGATATACAAAATACTCAATCTCTGCCGTGCCAGCTTCTAAGCACTTAACAATAGTACCGCTTGCCTTTATCTCGTTAGAAACGCCTTTTACAACGGACAATTGATATATTTCTTTTGCATCGTCAATATCCCCAAAATCAAGCACTTCATTTTCCGTTACCGTGATTTCCTTATATGCAGCTATTTTTTTTATTCTTGAAAGCTCATACTGCACTTGATTGATGACATAGTTAATTTTAGATGCTATATCAGGGTCATTTGTTAAATCTGTTTTTGTTGTGTCAATCTCTTCAATCAGAGACAGTGCTTTCTTTTTCATTTCCGCAAGTGTCATTCATATCACCCCTCAATATTTTAAACTGTTCTATTGCATCTTCAACTTCGCACATCTTATGTTCGGGCATCGTGTAGCCTATTCCCTCTACATAAACAAGAAGTTGACCTTTTTCAAGTTCAACTTCCATGTGAGAGTTTTCTTTTATATTTTTGCCTTTTATCGAATATTCACGTTGTAAATCCGTGACAAGCATCCCATTTTTTATTTCTTGCTTAACTTTAAAATCATAGTCAATATCCGTGTCGTGGTCTTCACATAAAAATATATCGTTTCCACTCCATCTAAAACCTCCGTAAAAGCACACGTTTGGAGTAATTATATATTTGTCTAAGCGAGTTAATTTTTCCATGTTTTCACCTCAGAAATATTGTTTGGCGATAGGTATAGGAGTCGAACCTATTCAGCTTTTAAGCCCTAACGGTTTAGCAAACCGCCCTCTTTCCGTTTGAGTAACCTACCATATAAGAAAGGGAGTACCGAAGTACTCCCTTTTAATATTTCTCTAAATTAATAGAGAACAGCAACCGTCACAGCTGCGTTTTCTGGAACAAGTTTAACTTTGCCGTTTGTGTTTGCAAATCTCGCACTTTCAATGCGAATTACAGCGAACTCACCTGCAGCAAGTTCATGTACTAAATCTGCACCTGCTGCAGCGTAAGAACCAGCAGTAGGCTTCTTAAGTGTAATATCATATGCGGTATCAGCACTTGTGTTTGTCGCAATGATAGTGACATACTCATCGCTTGCCTTTGGCAATGTAAACTCTATGCCATCTGCTGCAGTTGTAGCAGCAGTAAAGGCAAATTCTGTGATTGTGTTAAATGCACCTTTTGTAGGTGTAAGTGAAGTAACAGCCATTATTATTTTCCCCTTTCTTAGTGAGCCTTAATGACATATAGCTCTTTAGGTCTTACAACCTTAGCACCATATACATGAAGCCCCTTGATGATATCGGCAAAGCCCTTTTCTTTTCTGCAAGTCTCTAACTTGTCAATCTGTCCTGCAAAAGCAATAGCTTTCTTTGTTCTCACCATCTCATAATCATCCGTGCCATCATTGTAAAGATTGTTGCTCATGCGAATGTATGTATTTGCATACTTGCCAAGAGCACCACGCTTGACAAATTCTACATTGTCAGTAAAGAGTTCTGCAAGTTCAGTTCTTAACCCGATAATGTGCTCAGGTGTAAGGTCTGCTGCTAGCTCTGTTTTCTGTGATACACTGTTCTCATACAATTTTTGATGTGCAGTATTAATTGGAGTAAGAAAGCTTGTAAGCCCGCTTATGTCTGTTGATGAAGACATCATATCAGAGTTAGCATATTGTGCCTGTGTGCCAACAAATGCATCCGCACTCTCTGCAAGAGCTGTCTTTGCTTCATTGAACTGTGTCTCAAGGCAGTTTGGCATTGACTGTGCCTTGTCTACATCGTCAACCTCGAATGCAAAAGCATCAGCTTTTGTGATATCGAGGTACTGTGAGTTGTCTCCCAAGCTCTCAATTGTGAGGTCTGTGCCAGGTACATAAGTCTGTACTGTAGGTCTTACAGCACCAACTATTTTTAATCTACTTCCAAGTTTAATTTCTCCTTCAAATTGAAAATCACACCAATTTGAAAGAACTAGGTCTTTTTTAAGTTCTGTCTGACAATATTTTGACCAGAACATAGGTTTAAAATTTGTTGCCATTTAAAATCATCCTTTCTTATTACCATGTAAGCATTGACTTACGCACAGCCTCGTAAATTTTAGGGTCGTCGAGTTCTTTTTCTGTTAGCTTGTCTACATCATCAGGGGAATAAAAGGTCTTTTCCTCTTTTGAGTTTCCATTTTTCATACTACCTAATTTTTCTGGCTTTGCTTTTTCAACGCTTGTTTTTGAATATAATTCGTACACTTTTGATATTGGAGTATTTTGGTTAAATTGACTTGCAAAGTCTTTAAATTCTTTACTGTCAACTACTTCACTAGATACTCCGATTTTGGCTAGTTCTTTTTTGCTTCCTTCTTCTTGTCTATATTCGGCAAGCTTAGTGAACACAATCTTTTCTCTTAGCGACATATTTTCAACGCCTATTTTTGCCAATCGGTCAACCTCTTCTACCACTTCATCAAATCCCGACTCTATGATATCGTTAGCTTCACTATTAGCAAGAACCTTTAAATCATTTTCGCTGTAATTGGGTTGTGGCTTTGGAATTTCAATTCCCTTTTCAGTGTAAAACTCTCTAAGGTTACTGGCTGCCTCATTTACGTCATTAACTCCTAACCCAGCGTTGACAACAGTTCCCAACTCTTTATAAGGTTGGTACTCTTTTTCTAACTCTTTTCTTATCTTTGCTTCTTTGCGTGCTATCTTTTTAGCAAGCAATTCATCAAGTTTTTGGTTGAGCTCTTCTTCTGTATAACGCTTTTCAGGTACTTCTTCCGTTTCCCCATCAACAGTTTCTTCTGTAGTCTGTTCCTCTACGTTTTCAGTATCTTCTTCGATGATTTCATCTTCCAATACAAGGTTTTCATTTTCTTCAAACATAATTTTTACCTCCTATTTAACAAGGCAGTTTGCTTCTGCTCTATCCATTAAGTTTAATGACTTTAATGCTTGGTCGGTTTTAATTAACGGGCACTTCCTGCTGATTAACATCGGCTATTTGTCCTGCTTGCTGTTCAGCATCACCCATCAAGAATTGATTTGCGTTCTGTTGCATAATTTGGGCTTGTGCGTTCATCATTGCTATCTTTTCTTGTTCTTTTTCCCATTCTTCAATTGCATCCATAAGAGTTTGTTTAGGCATTACAGAGTCATCGTCAAGTGTCTTAACATATAGCTTTAATTCGGGCATACGCTGAACCGAAAACAAGCCGTTTGTCAAAAGGTTTTCCATGCTCATTTCCTGTGCGTACTTGTCAAAAGCCCCTCTAGGTGTTATATCTACCTTAACGCTTGCTTGAAGCTCTTTAAGGGACACCTGAGGGACTGTTAAAATTTGTGTGTACTTTTCGCCTGTTTGCGGGTCTTCCACTTCTTCTTCAAGCTTTACACTCCCACCATAAACGGTAATTATGTCAAGCCATATTCTAGCAAGGTCTTCTATAAAAGCTTTTGCATATTGTAAGTGTTCGGTCAATGGTTGCTGCGACGCCTGTTGAACGGCGAGAATAGCCCTACCACTTGCACTTGCAGGGTTAACCTGTCCTGTTGCAATATCTCCTGCACCTGCAAGCTCTCTTGTGCTTTGTATGAGTTCATTTTGCAATCGTTCAACATCAGGCGACATTTGGGCTGGCGGTACGTTGGCAAATATCTTTGACACATCATCAACTGAAATTCCACCCTTTGCCTTTATAACGCCACCAACCTCATTTACCGCACTTGGGTTTGATATTTTATCTACATTTATTACCTTCTGAGGATATGCGGTATTTTTTACAGTCAAAGCTCTTCTCATTGCAGTTTTATTAGTTTCAAGCTGATTAGGTATTAAATACCTTACTTCTCCTTCTCCACGAGAAGAACCTTTCTTGTCTTCCCACACCATGTGGGCAACAGGATAATAAGTGAGTCCTGTGTCTTTATCTTTCTTGATATTGACATATTTTGTAGACTGCGAAAAATGCACTGTGCCATTTTCTTTATAAAGCTTTGTTATAAGAGTAATCATTTCATCTTTTTCATATTTTGCTGACTCACCAGCTTCTTCTAAAGTTTCAAGGTCACCTAGTATATGGTATATATCCTTTTCATTGACTCCGTTGTTCAAAGCGTAAGTCCTTACTTCTGACACGGGCTTTCTTTGTTTAATCAGTATGTATGGCTGCGATTGTATATCTGAGTTGTTCTCGTTGCCATAATAAATGTCATTCTTATTGATTACTTCGTTAACAGGTTGCTCGTTCTCGTAATTAACGTAAATTATTCCTTCGTCATTTATTGCAGCATCTTTGACTACAAGACGTAGCTTTAAGTCCATGTAATCTTTTTCCCAAATCTTGCTTGCCTTTTTATTCAGAAGTTTACATATCTTTTCTGCGTTCTTCCTAAACTCTCTATTTTCAAAGTTTTCAGAGGAATAATTTATAGCGTATAAATTAGACAACACAATACCAGTTTTATACTTAACAATAGGTTTAATAAAGTTATATTGAACTTTTTCAATCCCTGCGACTTTTAGTCCATACCATTGGTCGCCATTATACATACGGTAGTTTAAGTCTGTGTCACTAAACATTCCTATCATTCGGCAATAACTTATGCTCTTGTCATATAGCGTCCATATGTCAGTAGTTTTTATATCTTGTAAGTCCATGTTTTCACCTGCCTTTATTTAAGGTCTCTTTGTCCCATTCCTGTGCCGTTATAGTTGTTTATATTCTCAAGCATGCTATTGAGTTTGTCCTGCTCTTCCCTGTATTCCTTGTTTTCTTTATATTCTTCTATTGCTTTTGCTGGGTTTGGAAGTTTAACGGGTTCATTGTTGTTCACTTTTTGACCTATCCTAGCACCCACAAACAAACAAAAAACATTTGAAAGGCATACAGCCAATATTAAAATGATTGTTTCCATTTACTTCACCTTTTTATCAGGTTTGCTGTGCTTTTTAACTGGCTTTTTAACTGGCCCATTTTCTTTAACGGTAACTTCTTGCTTGTCAAAAAAATGTTCTGCCTCTTTAAGCGTGCTGACATTCGACACATCGTGCCCTTTTTCAATTTGTCTTATCTTCCATAGCCTCAATTGCTTTGCTTTCATAGACTCTTTCATTTTCTGCCTCCTAAATTATTTCAATTCTGCTTCCGATTTCTCCATATTGGTTTTCTTCTTTTTCAAAGTTGAATTGATATTGATAGCTCGAATATATAGGCTCATTATCAAATACAACTTGTTCTCTGATATGATGTGCTATTGCAAGCCCCATCATTTGGTCATCGTGCCCACCTGCGGGTGCTTCTATCCTGCCCTTTTCGTTCCTAATTATCGTAAGAAGTTCCTCAAGCGTATCTTTGTCATTTATACACTCAGTGCTTTCTCTTACTATCTCTATCAGCTTTGATATAATAGTTGGTCTTGTAAGCGATGTAGTTCTAAATCCAAACCGCTTTTCTGTCTTGCCTGTGTATTCGTCTATCTTTTCTCTAACATATTGGTTGTTATAGCCTAGCCTTTGAAGCTCTGCTATTGGGAAGCTGTCGAAGTTTGCTTCTATGCCTATAAGGGCATCTTTGTAATACTTGCCTAAGCAGTACATTTGCTTTGTGTACAGGTCAGCATCAAACTGTTGCTTTAAAACTGCCACTTGTTCGCCAGTTACAGCATCTAATACATGAGCTGTAAAATAGTCTGAACCCTCACCCGCCGTGTCACTGCCTATGCAATACTTTGTAACTCTAGGAACATTCGGCACTTGATATATTTGAATATAACCGTTTTTGTCATTTACCCATCGAATGTTAGTTATCTTCATGCCGTCATAATCATATAAAAAATACCCAACCTTTAACGGGTTAGGTATTGTTTGTAATCTTTTGTTTATTTTTCTTGCATCAAAGACAGTCTTTCCAAGCACACCCCACATACCCAAGCAATACACATTGTAATAATACTCGTCTGTGTTTTTATAGCTTTCAAGCAATGTCTTGTAATCTTCATCAAGGAAATCATTATCTTTATATGTGCTGTGAAATATGGTTGTATTTTCGTCCGTCCTATCAAAAAAACGCTTTTTTAGCCAATGGTTTATGTCAATAGGGTTAAAACTAATAACTATTTGTTTCTTAGTTCCTTTACCTCTCAAACGAACATCAAGTTGATTAAAGTCTGCTTCTAACACTTCTGAAGCTTCCTCAATCCATATATCAGTTAATTCGCCTTTGGTAAATGTTATTGACTTTAGCTTTTCAACATCATCAAGTCCTGCAAATATAATCTCATTGTTATTAAGTAAGCACTTTATTCTTAAATCACTTTCGTTTATCTTAAAATGCTTATATAACTTCCACTTGATGATTATTTGCTTTAACAATGCAAACGTACTATCTCTGTTGCTCTTGCCCGTCTTTCTTACTACAAGCAAATTGCATTTGCTACTCTTTAGCAGTTTATATATATATCTTTCGGCTATAAAATAACTCTTTCCAGAACCAGCTAAGCCCCACCATAAAAAACAAGATATCTATTATCATTTTCTAAGTGTGCGACAAATGAACTGTTAAACACTTTTTTAGATATTTGTATATTTACAGAGGGCATTTAAACCACCACCTTATGTAACCAATTGTATATAGTTTTTTCGTTAACATTAAAATATTTAGCAGCATCAGCCTTGCAGCTAAATGTCATTCCGTTTATTGATACTTTCTTTTTATTTTTGTTTGCACCTTTTATTGCGTTATTCAATACTTGCTCACGAAATATTTTATTGTTTTTATAGCAATGTTTTGTATTGCCGCTAACTGTTGTCCATTCTAAATTTTGGGCATTATTGTTTTGCTTGTTGCAATCTAAATGATTAACAATATTACAGCCGTCTGTTTGCGGGATAAATGCTTCTGCAACTAATCTGTGCACTCGTCTGTAATTGTTTTTACCGTTATACAGACATACTTCAAAATATCCATCCTTGTCTTTTTTGGGTTTTAGTGTTATATCTCTTTTAACAGAGTACACATCGCCTGTATTGCTAATCATATATAAGCCTTCAAAGCCATTTATATCTTTATACATATTAATCTCACTCATCTATAACATCTACCTTGATAGTCATTACCTCATTGCTTGTAGGGTCTCCCTTTGCTAACGCTCGCTTATCGTACAGTGTCCCTATGACAGTTGACAAATTATTGACAGGTATCTTCTCGTCAGAGTCTAGTTCTTTTTCAAGCCTGTTTAAAGCTTTATATATTATGCTGTCTGCCTTTTTAACAAATTCATCTGTCTTTTTCTCGCAGAGTTTAGCAAATTCTTCTTTATCTTTGTTGTCGTCTATTATCTTACGCACGGTAGACTCTGCCATATCTAGTTGCCTTGCAGTCTCACTATAATTTCCAGTTGTAACATAGCTCAACATGACCTTGTATATTAACTCTGGCTCCGTCTTTTTCCCTCTTGCCATAATTCCACCTCATTGCTATCAACCGTATTTACTAACTAACTCGTTATACTCTTCTGCCCATTCAATAGGCACTACCATATTAGATTCTAATCTCCTGTATATTGCTTGCTTTAATTCTTCTATCCTCTCGCTATAGAATAGCTTTGCTGGCATAATTCCAAGTGGTGGTTTAGGAGCTGGTGTTTGCGGTAGATTTGCAAAATTAATGTTTTCCATATTGTTTCCTCCGCACATAATAAAAGAGCCTCTAATGAGGCTCTTAAATATTGACGAACTCATCGGCTTAGCTGCGTGTACTTTGCTACCTACTACCGATAATCAAGACCAATGCTGGCACTAATCTCTTTAAACTTATCCGCCCTGTTTTGATATGTAAATTTAAAGTAGGATATTTTATAGGCTATCTTGGGACACATTGTTAAGAGGTGCGATAAAAATATTATAATTAATACGGGTGTGGATTTGCACCACACATATGTTTCTATCATAGACACGGCACCATTAAATGGGACTAAGGATTTACTCGATAATGATAGATTAATTGGTGGAGAGTTACTATTTGTTTACCCGTGTTTTTTTAGCGTCTACAACACGCACCATTCACTATACCTTTTAATTAGCGTCTACCTATTCCGCCACCGTATTGTTTATAAAGTTAGCGGGTATTTATACGCCCCCGCTTGGCGATTAAGGAGTGATATATGTATTAGTTGATATCGTAGTGCTGTAAGAAGCCCGCATTTTCGCCACACTTCCTGCGATATTAGGCTGTTTTATATTGCGGATTAAGTGGCAATTAAGTTTTATAACTTTCCACAATATAATTAAAACACATTTTTAGCGGGGAATTCCGCCAACCTAAAAAATATTTTCAAGTTCTATTTCTAGCAACGACAGGAAACCGTCTCTTATTCTTTGAACGCTTCTTTCACTTAAAGTTGTGTTGCAGTATATTATCTTTGTCCCTTTAAGTATATTTTGTTTTATAATTTCTTGCTTGTCCTTATCGAACTTATGCAATGCTCTTTCCACTGCATCTGTTCTCGACCTTAGCACTGCCGTATGCTTTTCTATCTGCTGTGCAATATTGTATGTAGGGTCTGATACGTAAAAACTTCTTCCACCGTCGGCTTCTGGCTTTGATGTTGCCATTATCAAACTGTTTTCTATCTGTTTAATTTTATTGAGGTCACTATAGTAAGAACGGGCAACCTCAAGAACTTGCCTTCGTGATATTGTAGTGCCTTTTTTGGGAATATAATTTCTCAATTTTCCACCCTCCTTTTAAACTTCTTACAGCCAACCACAGGACAACCTCGCTTCTCACCTGTTTTTAATATGTACCCGCAACCAGTTCCAAAACCTTGAAAATATTCCTTGTATTCGCACTCTTTGCATTTTTTACTCTTTTCACGCTCACGGTCATATAAAATTTTCTTTATCTGCTCAGGCTGAACCTTGTATTTTCCACAAGACACTTTTTCTGCTTTGAGCGTGTTGTCGTTTATATAAAGATAAACGCATCTTCTAGTGACCTTTAGTGCTTCTGCCAGTTGAGGTACTGTGTAAATTGTTCCTTTACTCAACTTAAACACCTCTATCCAGCCCAAGAATATAGTCTGTTGTAACTCCATAAAGCTTACTAAGAGAAATTAAATGTATAATCGGCAAGGCATTTGCACCATTTTCGTACCTTGAATAAACTTGTTGAGTTGTTCCCAATATATCGGCAACTTGCTTTTGGGAATATTTTTTGGCTTGTCTAAGTTCTTTAATCCGAAAAATTTTAATTCCGTTCCTCATTATCCTACCTCCTATAGTTATCAAAAATCCATATGCCAAAAACCAAAACAACTACACTTATATAAATCCACCAATAATTGCTTAAAAAATCAAAGTCTAAGGCAATTCTTTTTGTTATATAATCTAGCATTTACCCTCCAACTTTCTGCCACAGTTAGGGCAAAAGTTTATTGAGAAATATGTACTGTTGCCACTTCTCACAAAATACATTGACGGTTCAACATCATCCAATATTTCAACATAAGGTTTACGCTCGCCCATATATCCATAATATCCACTTTCAAATTCTAACTTCTTCTGCTCGTTGCAATATTCACAACCTTTTTCTCGCTCTGCTTCTGTGTTCTCATATTCTGCAAGCCTGTTATATATTCTTAATGATTCACTATCTCCACCCCACATTGACATTACAAGTGGGGTTTCTCTTCTTTGGGTTAATCGTTCCATTTCTAGTCCTCCTTTGGCTTGTGTTTAAACGCTAAATAACGATTTCCGTATTCATAATCCAGCTCATCTGGGCATAGTAAAAATTCTTCGCTATTTTTAAGTTCAATTTCTCTGTTCTCACAATTTATTAAAAACCAACTGTCTTTTACATCTCCAAATGGTCTTAAAACTTTAACCCATACAGGCTCTCCGTCCATCTGCCTTAACTGTTCAATTGTCAACGGTTGCGGATTATCTCGCTCTGCCTTTTCTTGCAGGGCTTGAAGTGCTACATCAAAATGTTTGTCGTATTCGTGCTTGCGTTTTTTGCTACTTGAAAAATCTTGAAACATTGATTTTGCTCTTGCTACACATCCTATTGCTTGCTCGATGTCATTCATCATCAACACACTCCTCTGCGATAGAATTAAGCCAGACTATGCAATCTTCTATGTTTTTGGTTGGATCTGCATCGCATAGTAATTTTGCTACTTGCTTATCACTCATGTTTGTAATTTTATCGAGGTTTGTCGGTCTTGCGTCAAAGCTATTTTCTTTTGCGTAAGAAATACAGGCACTTTCTCCACATTCAAGAAGACATCCATTCCACACAGGACAACGACTACATGAACTGCTCATTTCTGCTCACGCTCCTTTGTCAAAATTTCTAAATCAATTTTTTTTACATTATTTAAAAACATATCCATATAATGTTCACGCTCAACAGCTGTATTACATTTACGTGATATTTCAGATAAAAGTAAATTTATATAATTTGATAATTTAAATGAAATATCTGTTGCAGTTGCTTGCCTATCAAGGCTTATTTTTTTACATTCTAAATAATATTGTTGAGCACATAGGATTACATACGTTGCCATGTCACTAGTTTCAAACATCCTTGAAACTGGTTTACTATAAATTTCAGTTAGCAGTTGCATTTTATTGAATGGCATTCCTGCTCACGCTCCTCAAGTACCGACTTAGCCCCATACTCATTCCAATAATCTACCACTTGTCTACAATGTTCTGAATACTCGCCATCTGTGATAAACGGTTCATCTAAAAGTATTAGTTTGCTTTCTGAAATAAGTTGAGTATTGCTCTCAAGCTCTACAGCATCTAAATTGGCAATCGAATCAGTATAAATACTTGTCTTGGTTTTCCCGATGTTTATTTTTTTGATTTTCCCCTCTAAAAATTTAAATTTCTCTTTTCCTGTTTCATCTTTAAAACTTAGTATAATTCCGATTTTCATATCTGGTGTAATCATTGATTAATCTCCTTTAATTTTGCTTCGGCTTCCTCTTCGGTTAAAAATACACAAATTCCAATACTGCCTAAAATATTTATTGCACAGAATAAATTAACCAAAACAACTGGATGAATGGTAAATTCACAAGGCTTTTCATCACTGAAATCCAAAAGGCAACAATCAGAGTCGTTTAATTCATAGCTACCTTCACTCCAATGTTCGCATTCGTTTTCAATACAATCTCTGCTTATTTCATAAACTATGTCCCCAACCTTGCAAGGCAATTTCAAAACAAGGTCTTTATCCTTGAAATGTTTACAGCTAACGCAACAGTCAGCTAAATTGCAAATCTCATTATGTACGCATTTTTTACAAATCATTGTTACACCTCCACGATGCTTTCAATTTCTACATTAAAGAATATCTTCCACATTTTTCTTTGTATCCAATTAAATTTTGCTGAGTTGTAAATCTTTAAATCTCCTATTTTGACACACGACTTTGATTTAGTTGTATTTTCTGCAATGCGAAATTCTGTCATTTTCAAACCTCCTTAAAATACCGTTCAAAATTTTCTTTAAGCAAAATTAACCTTGCTTGCTTTCTGTCTAAAATATATAAATCGCCAATATGCTTTACTTCCCATTTTTGCCTACTGTTTGCATAAACAGTTATTGATTCTTTGCCTTGAATTATATTAAAAGCAGAATTACTAACTGGCACAGCTATACTCATATTCAAACCTCCTATTTGTTAGTAAAATCTTCGTTTTATTGTGCTTTTAACATTTCTTTTATTTTTGGCTCAATATTTTCTATAAAAATTTTTACAATTCTTTTTGCCATAAGAGGATAAGTTTTTGTTATACACACTAACAATTCATAATCATCAGCAAACTCATTATCTGCGTTTGTATATTCCAAAGCCTTTAATAAGCCATTATATACATCTGATTCAGATGAACCTCGACATATCTCTTCGATTTCTTCCAAATCAAAGTCAGGGTTTTCATCACCTAATACATAATTAATATAATTTTGTGCATTTGACCATGTTTCTTTAAAATCAATAACACTTTCGGATGATATTTTCCCTAACAGATAAGTTTCGTCAAGCCTTGCCATTAGTTCTAAAAATGGCTCTGTGTCAGGTGTTGGTACCCAGCCATAGGCATAGTTGCCACAATCGGATAATATTGATAAATCATATCTATCCAAATCAAAGTTAAAATTTGCCCACAGGCAAGAACCATAATTGTCATCTGTTTTTTCTTGTCTATATTCAAGTGTGATTACATTTGGCTTTTTAATATTAACTGTTGCCATTTTATTTACTCCTTTCACCACTCTGTACTTGCAATAATGTATGGCTCTGAAAAATCGCCATCATATTCAAGTGCTTGTCTTAAAGATATATACTTGCAAACTTCAAAGTTGATATATTTTATATCCCCAAATGTTAGCTCGTTTGGATTGAAGCACAATTCTTCTTTATCTCCTAATTTTTCAATGTCTTTCTCTGTGGCTTCCCACCACATACCATCAGTTTCAAGATTACATTCTTGTATGTTTTTAATGTCTTCTTTAGTAAACTTATCGTCTATTTCTTCTAAATCTTCATACCATTTCAAGGTATCTTCAAGATTCCATTTTGTAGCAACCCAGTTGTATTCATCCATTTTATAAACTTTTATTTCAGACATTGTTTGCTCCTTTCAAAATGTGTATAAAACTTCTATTTGCTTACAATAATTTCGCAAATTATTCAAACTATACTTTCATTCATCGTTAGCACTAACTAACGCAAGCAGAAAGAGGAAAACCAATATGTAGGCTAAGGCTATGTATAGCATTTTTATTGCACTCCTTTTTATTTATTTTTTCATAAATACTAACCAATGTGTCTTGCTACGCCTATCCCCGAACAATGGCCGATAATCAATGCAATTAAGTATTTGGCTAAGTTTTATTTGCTCTTCACACCATTTAAAGACTAATACACCATTAGGCTCCAGTACTCTCATACATTCATTAAATCCTGCTTTAATATCACTCGGCCACGAATCATTTAATTTTCCGTACTTTTTGGCCATCCATGAATTTTCGCCTATTTTTAACAAATGTGGAGGGTCAAAAACCACTAGCTTAAATGTATTGTCTTTAAATGGCATATTTCTAAAGTCGGCCACAATATCGGGATTAACTACTAGCTTTCGGCCATCGCATAATACATCTTCATATTTTCGCTTGTCCATAAACAAAACATTCTCATTTTGCTTGTCAAACCAAAACATACGGCTACCACAACAAGCATCTAATATTGGTTTGTTCTTCAAATCACCTTGCCTCCGTGCTTGTACGGTCTAGTTTTGTTGTATTCGTGTTTGATTTTGATAATTTCTTCAATGTCAATGTGGTTTTCTTCGCACCAAGAAAAAATCATAAGTATACAAGTTATTAGACCACCCATTATTTCTTTTTGTTTGTGCTTCCAATCATATGCCCAAGATAAGCTGCAATGACATTCTGCGATTAATTTTGGCAATGTGCATGTAATTTTTTGCTGGCACAAAAGCAATATTGTCGACTCAACATCAATATCTTCTTTTCCGCAATAGTCAAGAATTCTAATTACGCAATCTGCAAGTTCAACCGCTATTCCCTCTGGCTTTTGCCCGTGCCAATTTGAAAAATCTGTTTCTTCTTTAAGACAACATTCAATAGGCTCGTCTATAAAATATGCCATTGGCTTACCGTCTCTGTACTCCTCCAATGCTTCTGATAATTCAGAGTGGCACAATGCTATAATTTCAGCGAATGACCTTTCCTCTTCCCACCAACCGTGTTTAATTGAGTTGTCGTGTACCTCTTTTGCAAATTCGTTAAAATTCATACCAATTCTCCTTAAACTTCTTTTATTTTTATTCCGTGTACAAATAACATTAATTTACGCTTGATAATATAATCTTTTGTTTTAAAGCCTTTTGTGTCCTCAACAATCTTTTGACCGTTTTCTGTATAAACAAAATCTGCTATGTAAGAACAAGCATTTTCAATACACTTTTTGCCGTCTTTTAACCTTTTGCCGTTTTTGCCGTATCGCTCAAAGTGTTCATATTGAGCAGGGATTAACTCAAATTTAACTTGCAATTGTAAATCTTGAATTTTTCCCGCACGCTCTGAAAGCTTTAATTCACAGTATCTATTTGCTTCGTGACTACTATCAAATTTAATGCCGTCAATCGTAGTAATTTTAGATTTGTATTTGTTCATTTCCTCTCCTTTTATAAACGGGGATTTGTGCTTTTTCTTTGTACAAATCCCAATCATATGACGGTTTTGTCAAAAGCTGGTCTACTTTCTTGTATCGCTCATTGGCTATCTGCTTTCGCTTGCTCTCGCCATTAATTTCGACAGGATGACACAATTCCATTAATCTGTCGTAAGTTCTCGCAAATCTCAAATCAGTGCTTTTTAATTCTGCTCTTGTTAGGTTGCTTGTGATAATTAACGGCTTTTCTGCTCTGTATCTCATTTCGACAAGATTGTAAATTTGCTCTTGTACAAATTCCGTGCCACGCTCTGCACCAAAATCGTCAAGTATTAAAAGGCGTGCATTTTCAATGTGTTTAAAAATTCTTTGCCTTTCATCGTCGAAAAGCCTTGTTAACCTATCGCATAGACAAGTGGTGTTTGCCATGTATACCGACACCCCGTTGTCAATCAAAGCATTAGCGATACAAGCTGCAGCAAAAGTCTTGCCAGTTCCCTTATTGCCTAAGAGCATTAAGCCTAAATTGTTTTTATACATTTCTTGCCAATTTGACACATAGTTTTTGGCAAAGTCTAAATCCTCTGTTGAGTTGTCAAAAGTCATATTAAAATAACGCTTGTCCGCTATGCCTGTTTCTCTTAGTTTCGATATCCTGTTTATTCGCTTTTGCTGTTTTTCTAACTCGTTATCAATAGCTAGTTGCTTTTGTTTGCATTGACAGATAACAGGCATTATGTATTCTCTTCCGCTTAAGTTGACAAAACATTGCTTTGGAGTGTTGCAAAAACCACAGTAAATTAATCCGTCTTGTATATAGTCGTTGTCTTGCTTGGTTTGCGTTTTTTCAATTTGCTGGAAGAAGTCATCAAACATTACCAATATTCACCGTCCTTTGCTGGCTTGTCCTCAATAACCGCTTTATCGTTATAATTGCCGTCTAGCACCTTTGCCATATTTGCATCCTTTGTTAGCCAATCAAAAGTAGCTTGCCAATCCCTGTTATTCTTGCCTTTTAAAAATTCACTATTTTCTGCAAGTTTGAACAATTTTTCAAAGTCTGAATATGTATAACCGTTATTAAGTCTTGCTTTAATTGCCTTTTTTCTTGCTGCTGATATCATTTGTACCTTTGGAAAAGAAACACAAATAGAATTGAAATAATTTGCAATGCATTGGTAGTCAACGGAAGTTGATGTAATATCTATCTCTTTCTCTATATCTAACTCTTTTTCTATCTCTATCTCTGTGTTACAATGTTCAGCATTAGCGTTACAATTTGTTACATCAGTGTTACAATGTAACGCTTTTTGCTTTTCTCTATAATTTCTAACTCTTTCGGCTGTGCTTGTTTCGCACCCAATTAGCTTTTGAGTTTCAGCCATAAATATAGTCATGTCATCAAGAATTTCAACCATATTTAATTCAATAAAAATCTTCATTGCATTTCTTACAATGTCTATATTTGTGTCTGTTATCGTAGCGAGCATTTCTTCGTTGTACGGTATTGTTTCGCTAAACCTTAACTCGCCGTCGTGTGAGATGCTCTCAAGTAAGAGTTTAAGATAAAATAATATATAATCTTTGCCGTTTGGCATCGCTTCAATAATTCGTATATCGTGCCTTTTAAAAAAGTCTTTTTGAAGTTTTAGCCAGTAAAATTTTTTAGCCATTTTGCACCTCCTTTAACGCCTTTTTAGCACCTCGCAAGCACCAAAATATTGATTTTGCCCTGCTGCTCTCTTGCTTTATATATCGTTCAATTTCTTCACGGTCAGAGGGCTTATAATACCCTCTGCCGTCTTGATTGTTGATAATTGCTGTGTCTCTGCGCGCTTGTGATATTTGCTCTCTTATAATTCTGTCTGTAAAGCCAGTGAGCTTTACAAGTTCTTCACGAGTAATTGCGTTGTCTTTGCCTTTAGGAATGTAATCGATTATGTTCATATTTCACCTCTTTGAGAGCCTTTTTAATTCTTTTAAAATTTCCTTTTCAACTATTTCAAGGCAATCATTTTTAGCCACAGTTGGTTTACCTTTGGCATCTTTGTTTTCCTCATACATCTTATTAACAATTTGCTTTACCGAATATCCCTCAAAATAGCTTGGTATTATTTCGCTTGATTTCATTTTTAACCCTCACTTTCATAAAGTCAAAATGAAAGGCTATCATCCCCGTCAATCATTTCAAAATCGTTTGAATTTGAAGAAAAATTAACATCTATTTTATCTTTGAGTTCATTTAAATTCGCATCAGGCAAGGAAGGTGCAGCATTTGCACTTTGCTCTTTGCTTCCGCAAAAGCTTACGTCGCTTGCTACGATTTCAAAGGCTGTACGCTTGTTTCCCTGCTTGTCCTCATAGTTGCGTGTTTGAATTCTGCCTTGAACCGCAATCATTGAACCCTTTTCAAAATATTTACATACAAAATCTGCTGTGCCTCGCCATGCAACAACATTGATAAACGATGTTGTTTTTTTATCTCCAAACCCTGTGTCTACTGCAACTGTAAATGAAGTTACACTTATTCCGTTTTGTGTTGTTTTAAGTTCAGGCGTTGCCGTTAATCTGCCAACAATGGCTGCGATATTCAATGACATATTAATAATCCTCCTAATATTTTTTATAAACTAAATTTTCTTCGTTCCAGTTAGAATACTTTGACTTCAAATACGACTTTATGCGTTCTTTTATTTCAGGTCTATCCGTTGTATTGTCATATCTGTGATGACATCTTCCGCATAGTGTAACGATATTTTCGGGTATTCCTAAACCGCTGTGAGAACGTGCTATGTAATGTGCGTTTGGCATTGCTTGACTGTTCCTACACAATATACATTCGTGGTTGTCACGTTCCCATACTTCGTCCTTGACTTTTTGGGATATGTCTAATGCTCTTGTTCTTTTATTCAATTTCCCCACTCCTTTTTTAATAGGTCAATTTCGCTTGCAGATAGCACTTGTATGCCTTGCAATTTGCAATCGTTTACAAGATTATCAATAAGCCTAGACATTTGTTTTGTGTTGTAAGTTGACGAACCATAGTAAGCGTTCAAAAGTACAAAGCCGTCATGTTCTGCATAGTCGATTTTTTGACAAATCCACCCATAGCCGTGCATTTCCCAAGACTTAACAAAGGTGTCAAATGCCGTTTCATTAATTTCAAATTGCCTAAATATTCCTAGCTCTAATATGTATTTGCGATATATTTCTATCGGCTCAATATTAGCCTTTTGAGAAAGCTTTTTGATTAACACCCATGCATAAGAGTTAGCATTTAACGAACGCTTTTCTCTGTGCACTTTTATTGAGATATCAAGGTCTTTATCGACAAGTTCGTCATACTGCGTTGTGACATCGCCCGTGAGCCTCAGCGTGAGCATTTGTTGCTTATCTAATGTCATTTGCAGGCTTGCTATCTGTCCTCTTAATTCAAGCATTGTCTTTACTTTCCTCGCTAACTTTCGCTTCGTTTATTTTTTCTTTTAGAAGAACAATAGCCTTTGCATACCCCTCAGCGTCATGTGACAACCCTTTTAGCGAAGCTTTTAACGCACTTTCTATACTGCATGGTTTTAGGGTTGCAAATTCTTCTGCATAGTCAACAAGTGCAATATAAGCTCTTTCAACATCCGCATTAATATATGGCGTGTTGGAAAATCCCCATTCAAAAGCCTTTTCGCCCGTTCTGTCCGTGATGCACAAATATGTAATTTTTCTTGTTTTAGTGTTAACTTCAAGTCTTGTAACTCTATAAACCGCAAACTTATATCTAGGCTCATACTTGGGCTTTTCTTTTGTGCCTGTATTCTTGGTTTGAAGTTCAATAAAAATTGGAATTTTAGTATATAGTTCTCTTGCTACGCCAACAGAATATGCGGCTCGTTTAAAAGCATCTGAGGCTTCTCCTTTTTCTTTTTGTGCAAAAGATGGCGTGCCACAATCTTGACGCTTAATCCACATTTGCTTGTCTTTGTCCCATATTTCAATAGTGCAAAACAAACTGCCTTTTATTTCTTGATATGTGTCTTGCCAACCCATTTCACCAAAAGTTTCGTCTAATATGTTTCGGCAAGCTCTGCTGTCTATGTACAATAGGAAACTCGCTTTGTCTTCAAAGCATTGATTTATTCTGCAAGATACTTCATTTGGTCTGACTGGCCTAATCAAAAAATCACTCCTTACTTAAACATCAAAATTTTGCTTTTCTTTAAATTCATCAATGGCTAAGTCCACATCGTAGCCGTCGTATTCATCCGTTTCCGCTTCTACTTCCTCGAACCGCACTGAATATCCGAACTTCCTCTTCTTCAAGTCAATCAATTTCTTCGCTCCACAATGCTCGCAATACTCATACTCCGCATCATCCTCTTCTTGAATGAGAATTGCATTGTCTGATATAGTGCAGCAACAACAAAAACAAGTAATTTTAGACATTCAACGCACACTTCCAATTCCGATGTTTCTTAAAACCTTTTTTATTCTTATATTTTGTGCAGTCCTTGCAAATCTCAGGCTTTTTAGGTGATGAAGCTAATAGCTCTTTATAGTGGGCGCACCTTGTGCAGATGTCATCTATCATCTTTCTACCTCTCCAATGATATAGTTTCAATTTCCCCACACTCTCCTACTCGATGGAATTCGTTAGCTTTTTTAACAATTGATTTCATTTTGCAAATCTTTTTCATTTCATTGCTTGTGTTTTTGCTATAGTTTACATTGCGTACTAGATGATATAACAGTTGTATAGCTTGCTTATCGTCAATGTTCACATCTAATCCACCGCACCACAGTGGAAACGCAGAAAAATCCAAATTCGCAGAACGCAAATCCGCAGAACGCAAATCCGCAGAACGCAAATCCGCAGAACGCAAATCCGCAGAACGCAAATCCGCAGAACGCAAATCCGCAGAACGCAAATCCGCAGAACGCAAATTCGC